AGTGACAATGACTGGCGTTCAGAGCAAGCCAAGCGCATACTCTCAAGCAATGAGAGGGTTATCGTATTCTACAATTACAACTATGAGCTCGATCGAATCCTTGCAGTTGCAGAGAGCCTTGGACTGCCTACGGCGCAATGGAATGGACATCGGCACGATGCTATACCAGCAGAACCTCGATGGGTCTATATCTGTCAGTACACCTCGGCAGCAGAGGGATGGAACTGTACTAGTACCGATACGGTTCTATTCTGGTCCCTCAACTATTCCTGGCGAGTGACGGAGCAGTGTGAGGGTCGGATCGACCGATTGAACACGCCCTATTCTCGGTTGAGGTACTACTTTCTTGAGTCTCATTCCTCGATAGATGAGGCGGTTCGGCGGTCGCTGAGCTCGAAGAAGGTGTTCAACGAGAGGGCATTCGTCGGTTAGAATACGTGTGACGTGGGGTCGAAATGGGGGTTACAATACGTGTGACACCCTCGCTTCGGCCCCACGTGGGCCACTTTTTTGTGTTACTGATGTGACTAATGTGACTTAGAGTGGTGATGGGCCAAAAATGATGGTCCAGTGGGCCACTTAGGTGGTGTAAGTTTTCCTTGGAATTGCAACGAAAGGTCATAGTTGGACCATTTTTATTTAACAACCCTATTTGATTGATAAAATAAAAATTTAATATTATAGGGAGTATAGGGTTTTTTCGGGTTTTTATGACCACCCCCTCAAGCAGCGCTGTTTGATGATGTTTGATGATGTTTATCGATCGAATTTTCACATTAGTCACATCTGTAACAAAACCCGCCCTTTCTCAAGAATACCCCTCTACAATACGTGTGACACCCCTTGTCGCGAACTACGCATATAATGATAAGAAGGATAGAAACAAGCCTATCCCTTCTTATAGGCTTACCCAGAGGAGCACACCATGCGTGAGTCACAATTCCAAGCCCAGCTCATCAAGAAGCTGAACAAGATGCTACCCGGGATCATCATTCTGAAAAATGATCCCAACTACATCCAAGGGATACCCGATCTGATTCTTCTCTACAAGAATCGTTGGGCAGCCCTTGAGGTGAAGCGAGGCGCAACTGCGTCTGTCCGTCCGAACCAAGCACACTACGTTCGGACCATGTATGCGATGTCATACGCAGCATTCATCTACCCTGAGAACGAGAGCGAGATCCTCAGTGAAGTTCAACAATCACTCACAGCTTAGTGGGGCCCACGCATTCCTTTCTGCCAGCAAGTATCACTGGCTCAACTACTCTCCCGACAAACTGATCGAGACCTTCCGGACAGCCCAGGCCGCTGCGAAGGGTACCCGTCTTCACGAGCTCGCTGCTGAGCACATTCGTCTGAAGATGCGTATGCCACGCAACAAGGTGACGTTCAACAACTATGTGAACGACGCCATTGGCTTTCGGATGACACCGGAGCAGGTTCTGTTCTACTCGGTCAACTGCTTCGGTACCGCAGATGCCATTTCCTTCGATAAGGGATTGTTGCGCATCCACGATCTAAAGACGGGGGTACACCCCGCCAAGGTTGATCAGCTCATGATCTACGCGGCACTATTCTGCCTTGAGTATGATGAGCGTCCAGGAGGCATCAACTATGAACTCCGCATCTATCAGAATGACGACATTCAGGTAGCCAACCCTGAGGGCGAGGATATTGCCCGAATCATGGACACCATCATACAGTTCGACAAGCTGATCGAGAAGATCAAGGAAGAGGAGGCCTAATGGATCTCGCCCACTATGGTGTTAAGCGCCGTTCCGGGCGCTATCCTTGGGGTTCTGGACAGGACCCGCACCAGCACTCTGGTGACCTCCTCTCCACCATCAAGGATCTGAAGGCGAAGGGTCTCACTGAGACTGAGATTGCCAAGGGTCTTGGTATGACCACCACCCAGCTCCGAGCACAGCGATCCATCGCCAAGAACGAGAAGCGTAAGGCTGACGTTGCAATGGTGGCCCGGCTCAAGGAGAAGGGAATGTCCAACACGGCCATTGGTCGTCGAATGGGCATCAACGAGTCCTCCGTTCGAGCACTTTTAGACCCCACCCTCAAAGAAAGGGCGGGGAGCACTGAGGCGCTTGCCAAGGAGCTCAAGAAGCAGGTCGGTAAGGACGGTCTTCTTGACGTCGGACTCGGCGTTGAGGTCAACATGGGTGTTACAAGCACCAAGATGAAGACCGCCACTGCCATGCTCGAGGCTGAGGGCTATCACGTCCACAAGGTGAAGGTTACTCAGCAGACGACCGGCAAGCAGACTGAAATGAAGGTCCTGGTACCTCCAGGCATGGACTACAAGACCGTTCTGGCTAAGCGTGGCGAGATTAAGGCCCCGGGCGTTAATGTCGAGGACCGGGGTCGTACCGTGTATGGTATTGAGAAACCTGCTCCCGTTTCCAGTAAGCGTCTTAAGGTTCGCTATGGTCCTGAGGGCGGTACGGACATGGACGGTGTTATTGAGCTACGTAGAAACGTCAAGGATCTTTCTCTCGGTGGCTCCAACTATGCCCAGGTTCGAATCAGTGTTGATGGTACACACTACCTCAAGGGTATGGCGATGTACTCGGATGATCTCCCTAAGGGATATGACATTCGATTCAATACCAACAAGAAGCCTACGGGAAACAAGCTAGACGCACTGAAGCCTATGAAGGACGACCCTGCCAATCCATTTGGTGCCGTCATTCGTAAGCAGATGCACTACACCGACTCGAATGGTCGGAAGAAGCTTAGTAGCATCAACATTGTCAACGACGAAGGTACATGGGGCGATTGGTCCAAGACCTTGAGTTCCCAGTTCCTTTCGAAGCAGCCCGTCTCCCTAGCCAAGCAGCAGCTTAAGGCGGCTCGGGATAAGCGCAAGGCTGAGCTAGAAGAGATCATGTCTCTAACAAACCCTGCCGTCAAGAAGAAGCTCCTACAGTCTTTCGCTGACTCAGTTGATTCCGATGCAGTGGATCTTAAAGCGGCATCTCTTCCTCGACAGGCCAGTCAGGTAATCCTTCCAGTCCCAAAGATGAAGACCACGGAGGTTTATGCCCCCAACTTCAAACATGGGGAGAAGGTTGTTCTTGTTCGCCACCCTCATGGTGGACGATTCGAGATTCCTGAACTGACCGTCAACAATAAAAACCCCCATGCTCGGAAAAGCATAGGGACCAAGGTCAAGGACGCTATCGGTATCCACCCTAAAGTGGCCGAGCGTCTGTCCGGTGCCGACTTCGATGGCGACTCAGTTCTAGTCATCCCAAACAATAGCGGAAAGGTTAAGACCGCCCCCGCTCTTAAGGGACTGAAGGACTTTGATCCTAAGGCTATGTACCCTAAGTACGAGGGTATGACGCCTATGACCAAGAAGCGCACCCAGCTTGAGATGGGTAAGATCTCGAACCTTATCACGGACATGACTATTGCTGGTGCCAACCAGTCTGAGATTGCCAGGGCTGTTCGACACTCCATGGTGGTTATCGACGCCGAGAAGCACAAGCTCAACTATAAGCAGTCCGAGATTGATAATGGTATCGACGCACTCAAGAAGAAGTACCAGGGTAGTTCAACTGGTGGGGCAGCCTCTCTGATTTCGAGGGCTGGATCCACCGCATACCTTCCTGAAAGGAAAGCCCGGTCCGCTTCAAAGGGTGGTCCCATCGATAAGAAGACTGGCCGTAAGGTCTGGGAAGAAACTGGTAGGACGTTTAATAAACCCATCTTCGACAAGAACGACCCCGAGAAGGTTGTTGGCTGGAAGACTGAGCGGTCTATTACCAAGTCTACCAAGTTGGCGGAAACTAATGATGCATTCTCCCTTGTTTCAAAGAACGGGAGTACCATCGAAACAGTCTATGCCAACCACTCTAACGAATTGAAGGCTATGGCTAATGCAGCCCGTAAGGCTACGCTTGCTATCCCCTCTGTTCGAAAGAACCCCCAGGCCGCAAAGACCTATGCCCCTGAAGTTAAGTCCCTCAAGGCTAAAGTAAACGAGGCCCTCCGGAATAAACCCAGGGAAAGACAGGCTCAAGTCCTAGCTGATGCAGTAGTTAGGGCTAAGAAGCAGGCTGATCCAACCTTAGCTAAAGATAAAGAGCGTATGTCTAAAGTACGCCGCCAGGCTTTAGCCGAGGCCCGTTCAAGAACGGGGGCTGGTAAGAAACCTTTCTCCATCACACCAGAGGAATGGCGTGCTATCCAGGAAGGTGCTATCTCACAGGCTGCTCTCAACAAGGTTCTTGAACTTGCTGATGAATCAGTAGTTAGGGAACTGGCTACACCTAGGGCCCAGCCTAAGGTGTCGTCCAGCACGGTGGCCAGAGCCAAGGCTATGAGTAGTAGAGGTAAGACTGCTGCTGAGATTGCTGAAGCTTTGGGAATCTCTACAACATCTGTTCATCGTGCTCTAGAGGAGGGCTGACCATACCATGGTACACACCCTCTCACAGGGCCTCTTTGAGGAGGTCTACTATGGCTAGGATGTTGAGTACTATCGACAATCCTTACGATCCAAGAACTTCATGGGACGAATGGTTTGCTTTTGACACGGCCCACGGCTACGGTACCTGTGGCCTGGTGGCTAGGCTGTGCACATCAAGCGATTCGTTAAGTGAAGAACTTGAAATCGAAGAAATTGAAAATGCAATTGATCGAATTCTCAATCTTGATG